TTTCCTGTAATAAAAATTCGTATGTTCGAATTTGTCCGAGTATATACTTGTAATCTGACATATTGTCAACCCCACCTGATGTAACTATAGTTGTCAGGTTAGACAACTGTGTTTTCATGTATTTCTGTAATTTACTTGCTACGTCTACGTCTTCCATCTCTTCTCCTTTGTTGTTAACAATTCCACTTTCTTAAAGATTTATTAATTCTTGAATTTGGATCTCTTGCAGTTTTTGCAGATGTTAATCTTTTTTTCATTCCAGACATTCTGGCACAGAATGATTTTCTTCTATTAGCAGCTTTAGAACCTGGTTTTAATTTAGAAGGTTTCGTTGTAACTGCCATTGAAAGTTTAGATCCTGGATTAGCAGCTCTATAAGATGCAATACCTTTTCTATTTAATCCGCCAGATGGATTTTTACCTTCTTTACGTTGCCATGCTGGAGTTCCACCATTTTTAAATGCTAATCCTCTACCTCTTAAAGATATATCACCCATTATACTAATCCTCCATTACTCATTTTTTTTCTTTTGGCAAATGTTGCAACGTTAGTTGGTTTAGGTCCTGTATTACCAGCGGCTCTTTTTCTTGCAACTGCTGAACGTCTTTGACCTTCTGACATTGCTCTAGCTTTAGCTAATGGAACACATTTTGGATAACCTTTTCTTTTTTCTCCTTTTGATCTTCCGCATGGAGCAAAAGAACCATCTTTTCTTCTAGATCCTATGTCTACCCATTTCTCTTGAACCCACTTACGTAAACCCATGTTAATATTTTTTTGTAACTTTTCTTCTGTTTTCCATTACACTGCCACAACCTTTAGCAATGCCACCTTGTTTATAATTAGATACCATTTTTCTTTGTTGTGAAAGACTTCCACCACCAGCTTTTCCTTTTCTACCACCAGGTGTTACTTTGCCAGAACAAACAGCAGATGCATACATGTTCGCGTACGCGCTTGGGTACACTTTAAATTTTCTTTTAGCTGCTGCTTTTCCTCTTGGACAAAGTTTACCCATTACTTCCAACCTCTTTTTGCAAGTTTAGGAATTCCTTTTTTAACAAGTCCACCTTTTTTATACTCTGGAGTAACTTCAAATGTTACACCTTCATCGTATTCTCTCATCATTTTTGATGGAAATTTTTTCTTTTCTCCTGTTAATTTTTCAATTTCTTTTTCTGTTTCTTTGGCTGTTCCGTAAATAGATGTTTTTCCTTCTTTAGCTCTTTTTAATTGTTCCTCCATTAATTCTTCACGTTCTTCTTGAAATTTTCTTGTTTGACCAATATTTTTTGCCATGTTAGCTTTTGATTTAGCTATACCTTTACTTTTAACTTTAGGACTTACGCTTTTAATAACACCAATACCTTTTAAAATAGCACCTGCCATTATCTTTTATCCTTCATCATTTTGCCTTTTTTCTTTGAAGACATTCTAGCAGTAATAACATCTGCATAAGTTGTTTTTCCATCTTTATTTAAATCAGGAAATTCTTTTTTAACTTTACCACCTTTTTTCATTTTTGTTCTTGGTCTTATACCATAATCGTTTCTCATTTTTTCTCCTTATCCGTTTTCTTGTTCTTTGTTAACCGGTCTATTTGCCATAGTGCGTGCCACCGATTCTGCACTTCTTCCAACTACATATCCACCAAGACCAATTTGTAATAATGTCCAAACATCTCCTGGTAACTGTATTGTTATAGAAGCTTTAAAAAAAAATAATATAACAGGTCCTAATACATAATTCCATACTAATATAAATATTAATACATACATTAACAGTGGCCTCCAGCTCGATGCGAACCAGCCAGCTTTTGCTTCAGCTTCAATAATTTTAGCTGCTGCTGTTAATTCTTGTGTATTAGATTGTAGTAGTTGTGTTTGTAAATCAGTTTTTAATTTTGCTTGAAGATCTTTATCAGGAACTGACTTTTCAATTGTGCTAAATAGAATTTTAGCTAAAGGTGCAACAGCTCCTAACATTTGAATCATTTTTTAGTACCACTTCGCTGATCTTTTTTTCTCCGAAAGCATTCTTCTTTGTCCACCCACTGGCTCTACTTGTGTTTCTTGTGGATTAGAAACTTCTACATCAATTCCACCTTTTAAAGTTCCATCTGGATTTGTAAATTGTGCAAAATCTACTTGATTACCAAATTCTGATCTTGAAGATGAATTTTTTACAACAGCTCCGCCTTTTGCCATTGGTTTTCTAGACTGACCTGCTTCTGATAATGCAATAGCAATTGCTTGTTTAGGATTTTTTACTTTTTTAGAAGACTTACCAATGTTAAGTTCGCCTTTTTTAAACTCTCTCATAACTTTACTAATTTTTTTCTGGCCGTTTTTCATATTACATTCCTCTTATTTTCATTTGTTGGACGCCTTGTTTTGCAAGACTTACTCCAGCACGTAGTTTAGCTAATTCTTCAGTTTGTTCAAGCTTATTTTCTTCATTTGTTTGATTCATCATAGCTTTCATTTTATCTAAATTAAGTCTTTCTTGAGCTTCTTTGCGTTTTTGCTCATTTTCCATAGCTTTTAAGTCAACTTCACGTGATTTTAACTTTAAAAGTGGGTCAGAATCAAACTGTCCAATCAATTTATTCTCTTCATCAGCATAATCTTTAGTCATTTCAGCTACTAATTGAGCTTTTCTTGACTCAATTCGAACAGTTATACTCTGAATTTGTTGCGCGGCTTGTGGATTCACTTGCATTTGTTGTTGTAACATAGGTAATTGTTGTAATTCTTGTATAAATTCTATCTGAACTTGTTCTTGAGCCATAATTGAGATGTGTTCAAGTATATTTTTTTGAATAGACATTACAACTGCTGGATTATTTTTAACCATATTCAATTGCATAAAGTTTAAATGAGCTTCAATGTGAGCTTTATGGTCTTGTCCCGGAAATGCTTGATAAGGTTGACCAGCCATTGCAGTAATATGTTCTAAACTTGGGTCCATCGGCATTGGTTGTTTTGGTGATGGAAGAATTAAATCTATATTTTTAATTCCAATTGCTTCATACATTGATCTATATGCTTGATAGATATCATGAATTTGTGGATTAGATTGAGCAAGTTGTAATTGTGTTTGTGCTAAACCAATTCTTTGTGATTGTGAAAATATATTTGGATCTGCAACTGGTAAGATATCAATTTTATCATCAAAGTCAGTTTGTTTAATTTGTCTTTGTCCACCAACAACATCATATGGATAAACTGGTGGTAAATAAGTTGCAAATACATTTGCTAATAATTCAAATTCATTTTTAAGTGCACCATAAATTCTTTTATGGATCGCTGACATCACACGTGAACCTCTTTCAAGTAATGCCATTGTTGTACCAACAGCTGCTTGTTGATTCATATCTCCAACTTGAGCATCAGCAATACTTGCAAATCTTTGTCCTGCATCTACTACAATACCCATTAATTGTAATAATACTTGGTCGGGTCCTTTAAAAGGTAATGGCATGAATGCATCTCTTAAATTACCTCCAGGTGCATCTACATCTCTAAATTCTCCTGGTTGTAATGGTTGAGCATCATCTCTTACTCTAATACCACGCATTTTAAATCCGGATGGTAAGTTAGCTAGAGTTCCTGCATCTAATAATTGTCTTAAAGCTGATGTTGCAGTTCTAGATAAACCACCAATCATATGAATTAAACCAAATCCATAAAATCCAAGTCCTGGTAAAAATTTAAAGTGAACAAAATAATTTGTTCTATTTTTTAATGGATCATCTGATTTATAGTTTCGTCTGATAGATAAAACTTCTCGTGATGATTCTTCAATAGTTACAACGTATGGAAGTTTAATTCCTGTGGGCTCACCAGTTTGAGGATCTTTATCTTCAAAACCTTCTAAATCTAAATTAACATGACATTCTAATAAAGTATAAATGTCTTCTTGCTTTTCAACTCTAATACCTTCTAATTCTCTTTGTTTGCTTTTTAATTCATCTTCTTTTAACGGTGGTTGTCCAAGTTCCACGTCTCTATAAAAACCACCAACTTGTTGTTTACGTAAATCATTTTCAGAAATTTTAATTACGTGAATAATTGCTTCTGCATCTTCAAGTGATGTTGCAGAATAAGGGACAATTAAATCTTCAGAAGGTATAAATTTAGATACTGCTCTACCAAGCATTGCATCATAATAAACTTTTTTAAATGTAGATCCTGATAGCGGTAAATAAAATAACATTTGATCAAATTCAGGTTCATATTCTTTCATAACATTCATGATTTGATAGTTCATGAATTCTTTAACTCGCATTGCTTGATCTTCTTTATTACGATCTGTTAAACCTATAATTTGTGTTCGCACGGGCCCGTCCGCGGGAAGCAATTCTTTGTAAGCTTGTGCTTGAAACTGTGTTACTGATTCTGCAAGAACTGGATGAGTTACACCTGATGCACCTTTAAATGGTTCTGTTCGTCTTTCATATTTAAATCCTAATAAATCTAAACCATTCGTATATGCCATTTCCCAATCTTGGCGCGATGATCTATAATCGTTATATTTTTCATCTAATTCAGATCCAATATCTGTTAAAATACTTTCATCTAAAAATTCTGCAAGGTTTGCGTAATGATCTTCTCCTCCTGGAATAGATGCAACACTTGGGTCAAAAGAAATTTCTGCACCACCATCTTCACTCATGTTAATTTCAACAGGGGAATCTGTAGGTTGTATTTCTTCTTGAATAGATTGTTCTATTTCAGTTTGACCTGGAATTTCAATAGTCGTTTTTGTATTAGGTAATGACTTATCAATTTCTGCCATGATTAACTATACCTTCTTCTAAATAATGTTTCAACACCTTGAGAGTCAGGACCCATAGCAGGTGGGACTGTTTTTGTCAATCCACCATTTGCAAAACTAGCTAATCCACCATTTGCATAATCTATATCATAGTCATTAATATCTGGATCTGGATATCTGTTTACAATATCATCATAA